ATACGAGGGCACGACCATTGGTCGGCAGGAACTGTACGGCGAGCTGATCGACCCTGAAGAGAGCGGCGTCATCAAGCGGAGCTGGCTCAAGCTCTGGCCGTCAAAGAAACCGCTGCCCGCGTTCGACTGGATCATCATGTCGCTCGACACCGCGTACACCGAGGCGACGCGCGACAAGAAGAGCGGCGAGGCCGACTACACGGCGTGCAGCGTCTGGGGCGTCTTCCAGCACGAGACCAAAGGCTACGCCCTGCTGCTTGATTGCTGGCAGGAGCAGCTCGGCATGCCCGATCTGATCAAGCGCGTGAAGAAAGAGATGAACACGTCATACGGCGACGACCAAGACGTTGCACTCATCAAGCCCATGTATGGCAGCGCGAAGCCGCTGACCTCTGGGCGCAAGCCAGACATCCTACTGATCGAGGACAAGGGGAGTGGCATCAGCTTGAGACAGATGCTCGAACGCGAGGGGATACTGGCGCACGCCTACAACCCCGGTCGGGCAGACAAGCTGGCGCGCCTGCACGTGGTCAGTCCCGTGTTCGCACGGCGCAGGGTGTTCTTGCCTGAGAGCGACAAGTTCCCCGGCAAGGCGCGCGTCTGGGCCGACCCGCTGGTGGCGCAGCTATGCAGCTTCACTGGCAAGGGCAGCATCAAGCACGACGACTTCGTGGACAGCACAACGCAGGCAATGCGGCTCATGATGGACAAGGGATTACTCGGTTCGTTGGTCGACAAAAAGCAAGAGGTCGACAAACCCCCACCGAAGATGATACAGAACCCGTACGGGCAATAAGGATTAGGCAATGATCGAGGAAGAAGACATCATCGAGGGCGAAGTCGTTGAGTTCGACGGCGAGGACGTGTCCGACGTTGAGGACACCGAGGACGGCGGCGCAATCGTCACGCTCGACGAGGGTGGGCCAGCCGCAGGCGAGAGCAGCTTCTACGACAACCTCGCAGAAACTATGTCCGAACCGGACCTAAAGGCGCTGGCGTCGAAGTTCCTCGAACTGATCAGCCGCGACAAAGAGGCGCGCAAGAAGCGCGACGAGCAGTACGAGGAGGGCATCCGCCGCACTGGTCTGGGCGATGACGCGCCGGGCGGCGCACAGTTCAACGGCGCATCGAAGGTCGTCCACCCGATGATGACCGAGGCGTGCATCGACTTCGCATCGCGCGCCATCAAAGAGCTTCTGCCACCGCAAGGTCCAGCCAAGGATCTCATCGAGGGTGAAGTCACGGTGGAGAAAATCCACAAGGCGAAGCGCAAGACGTCGCTCATGAACTGGCAGCTCACTGTGCAGAGCCAAGACTTCCGCTCCGAGCTGGAGCAGCTATTGACGCAGGTGCCACTGGGCGGCGCGCAGTACCTCAAGATGTCGTGGGACGAGGCGCGCAACCGCCCCGGCTTCCTGTTCGTCGCAATCGACGATATGTACCTGCCGTTCGCGGCGACCAACTTCTACACGGCGCAGCGCAAGACGCACGTCCAGTATCTGACGCAGCTCGACTATGAGATGCGCGTTGAGAGCGGCATGTATCGCGACGTCGACCTGACGCCAGCCGGTCAAGAGCCTGAGCGCTCGGCTGCCGACGTGGCCAACGACAAGATTGAGGGACGCAGCGACACCAGCTACAACGAGGATGGACTGCGCACTGTGTTTGAGTGCCACGTCCTCGCCGACGTTGAGGGCGACGGCAACGCGCCGTACATCATCACGATCGACAAGCCGTCGAGCAAGGTGCTCGCAATCTACCGCAACTGGGACGAAGAGGACGACAGCAAGGAGCCGCTAGACTGGTTCGTCGAGTTCCCGTTCATTCCGTGGCGCGGCGCATATCCAATCGGCCTGCCGCACATGATCGGCGGCCTGTCCGCAGCCGCGACTGGCGCGCTGCGCGCACTGATGGACAGCGCGCACATCCAGAACGTGCCAACGATGCTCAAGTTGAAGGGCGGCACACGCGGCGGCCAGTCGCTGAACATCCAGCCAACGCAAGTCGAAGAGATTGAGGGTGGCCTCAACGTGGACGACGTCCGCAAGCTGGCCATGCCAATCCCGTTCAATCCGCCATCGCCAACCCTGTTCCAACTGCTCGGCTTTGTGGTCGACGCAGGCAAGGGCGTGGTCCGCACGTCGATGGACAATCTGGCCGACCAGAACCCGAACGCGCCAGTCGGCACGACGCTCGCCCTGATCCAAGAGGGCATGACCGTGTTCTCGTCGATCCACGCGCGTCTGCACAACGCAATGGGCCGCACGCTGCGCATCCTGCACCGCCTGAACGCGATGTATCTGGACGACGCCGACGTGAAGCAAGAGGTCGGCGAAGTGCTGGCCACACGCGCAGACTTCGAAGGCCCGATGGACGTTGTGCCTGTGTCCGACCCATCCATATTCAGCGAGAGCCAGCGCTTTGCGCAGGTGCAGGCCGTGGCGCAGCGCGCTGCCGCGCTGCCGCAACTGTACAACCAGCGCAAAGTCGAGGAGCGTCTGCTTGAGACGCTGCGCGTGCCGAACCCATCCGAGCTGCTCGTCCCGCCGCTGGAGCCGAAGCAGCAGAACGCAGTCAACGAGAACGTCGCCGCCACGATGGGCCGACCGATCGTTGCGTTCCCAGAGCAGGACCACATCGCCCACCTCAAGACGCACCTTGCCTACATGACGAACCCTGCGCTCGGCGCAAGCCAGCTTATCGCGCCGTCGTATCTGCCGGTGATACTGGGCCACATCAAGGAGCACCTCGCGCTGTGGTATGCGTCGACTGTGCTTGAGTTGGCCGAGGACACGTCGGGCATCGACATCGCCGAGGACATGAAGAACCTCAAGGACGACGAGGCACGCCGCGCATTCGACCGCATGCTGGCCGAGGCATCGCAGACCGTGGTCACCGACGCGAGCGACGTGTTCGCATCGCTGCCGCCTGTCATCGCGCAGGCCATGCAGATGATGCAGCAGTTCGCGCCGCAAGTGCCGCCAGATCCACGCATTGCGCTTGAGGGCCAGAAGCTACAGGCACAGCAGCAGCGCGATCAGGCGCAGATGCAGCTCGACGGTCAGCGCGCACAGCTAGATGCGCAAACTGCGGCACAGCGTGCACAACTGGATGCGCAGAAAATGCAGGCCGACGCGATGAAGACGCAAGCCGAGATGCAGCTTGAGGCGCAGAAGCTACAGATCGAGCAGCAGCTTGAGCAGATGAAGCAGGACCGCGAGGACGCCCGCACATCAGCCGAACTGAACGCCCGCATGACCATGAACCAGCAAGACAACCAGACGGCCATGCAACTTGCGCAGGCCGAAATCATGTCTGGCGAACGCATCGCAGTGTCCACGGGCACTGGGATAAACCCGAACCCATAAGGAACTTATTATGGCAAACAACGCAGCAACCGCGACACCGAAGGGTAAAACCCCGAAGGCGAGCGACAAGACCATGCCCATGCACAAGAAGATGGCGCAAGGCATCATGCCTCATCCGGTTAAGTCACCCAAGACACCAGCATGAGAATAGAGACCCTCCTCCAACGTCTTGAGACAGAACAGGCAGCGATGGCTGTTGAGGCGTTGGAGAGGCCGTCCGGCAAGACCGAGTTCGATTATGGACGCGCCGTTGGCCTGTACGCTGGATTGCAGCGGGCCAAGGAAATCCTGATCGACACGGTCGCGGAGGACAACAAACGTGAATTTTAGGAGCACACATGCAGATAAATGGAAACAGCGTCGAGTTTAGTTACGACGGCCTCGATGAGGCATTCCCACCCTGTGACGCAGGCGTGAAGCCGTTTGGCTCGCGCGTCCTGTGCCAGATCCGTACGCCCAAGACGAAGACGAAGGGTGGCATCATCCTGACGGGCGACGTCCGCGAGACGGAGCACTACAACACGCAGGTCGCCAAGGTCATCGACATCGGCAGCCTCGCGTTCAAAAACCGCAACACAATGGAACACTGGCCCGAAGGGTCGTGGTGCGAAGTCGGCGACTTCGTCCGCGTGCCCCGCTACGGCGGCGACCGTTGGTCGGTAAAGACCGATGATGGAGAAGAGGCCATCGTCGTAATCTTCAACGATCTTGATTTGGTGGGCAAGGTCACTGGTGACCCGCTTGCCGTCAAGGCATTCCTCTAGGAGCATGAATATGGCTGACAACCAACTGACAGAAAACGATGAAGACGACATTGTTGTCATCGAAGGCGAAGAACCTGTACAGGAACCTGTACAAGAAGACGCCGACGATAGCGATGACGACGACGATGACGACGATGATGGTGACGAGCGTCTTGGCGATAGCGAAGACGACAGTGACGAGGAAATCGCCCGCAGGAGCCGCAGCAACGTCAAGCGCATGAAGCAGCGCGAGCGGCAGAAACGCGCCAAAGAGCACGCAGATCGCGAGCTTGCCTTGCTGCGTGAGCAGAACGATGCGCTACTGCGCCGCGTCTCTGCCATCGAAGGCAACACGCTTGCCAGCAACGTAAGCGCCCTCGACCAACGCATTGCGCAGGCTCAGGCCGACGTGAAGCAGGCCGAGGCAATCATCGCACGCGCAGTCGAGGCCGGTAACGGTGACGATGTGGCAACGGCGATGCGTCTGCGTGACGAGGCGCAGTACGAGGCGCAGCAACTGTGGCAGCAGAAGCAGCAAGTGGAGCAGGTCCGCCAGCAACACGCCAACCCCGGCCCTGACCCACGCGTGGTGAACTACGCAAAGGAATGGATGGACGCGAACCCATGGTACGACCCCAGTGGCCGTGACGAGGACAGCGCCATCACGAAGGTCATCGACAACCAGCTCGCCGCCGAGGGGTACAACCCCAAGGACGCCGACTACTGGCACGAACTGACCCGCCGCGTGGCCGCACGCATTGGCGACGACGGGGCGGAAACCCGCCCAAGTCCTAGCAAACGTAAGGCACCCCCGACCGGAACAACGCGTGAGCACGCGCCTGTTTCGACTAAGAAAGAAATCTACGTGACACCCGAACGGAAGCAAGCTATGATAGACGCAGGTATTTGGGATGACGTTCCGCGTCGTAACCAAATGCTCAAGGCTTATCAGGCTTACGACAAAAGTTCGGCTCGCTGAAAACTGGAGTGAGACAACATGACGAATAGTACTGATGAGCGTTTGAAGAAGGAACTCGGTGTAGGACGGCAGTCACGCGAGATGGAGGACCGACAGGTTACCCAAAATCGCGAAGTGACTGATGACGACCGGCTCGAAATGTTCCGGGCGCAGTTATTTAATGACGCACTACCTGATCTACCGAATATACCGGGGTATCACATGTGCTGGCTCACGACGACGAACCCTCGTGACCCTATCCACCGTCGCATTCAGCTCGGTTACGAGCCGATAAAAGCGTCGGAGGTGCCGGGCATGGAGTTCGCCTCAGTCAAGACAGGCGAATGGGCTGGAATGATTGGGGTAAACGAGATGATCGCGTTTAAGCTGCCCGAAGCCTTGTATCAAAGGTTTATGCAGGAAGCTCACCACGATGCACCGTTACGTGAAGAGAACAAACTGGCCGAGACCGCAGAGATTATGCGGCAACAGGCAGAAGGTTCAGGCAGCACGTTGTTTGAAGGTGACGGTTTGATGGAGATGCGTGAGCATAACCCGCGCGTTGGTCTTTTCGACTGATGACGGGTCAACCCAACCAACAAGAGGTTTAAGGCTATGTCTTCGGTATCACAACCGTTCGGCCTACGTCCTGTATACTCGCCAAGCGGTGTGGTTCGTCCTACCGCCTACTCGATCCTTACAGGCTACGCGTCGAACATTCTACAGAACCAGCCAGTCAAGATTGTAACATCTTCGACCGGCGAAGGCACCATTGCTGCGGCAGCCATCGGCGACCGCTTCATCGGCACCTTCCAAGGCGTTGAGTTCACGGACACAGACGGTCGCCGTCGCGTTTCCAACAAGTGGACTGCATCGCTCGCAGCGACTGACATCGTTGCGTACGTCACGCTTGACCCGACCATCGTTTACGAAATCCAGAGCAACGCTGCTTTGGTCGTAGCCGACATCGGTAAGCAGTACGACTTCACCACCATCGGTACTGGTTCGACTGTTGTCGGCATCAGCCAGATGATGCTTGACGTTGCTTCGGCTGCTGCGAACGCGTCGTTCCGCCTGATCGGTATCACACCCGGTCCCGACAACAACTGGGGTGACACTTACGTCATCGCTCAGGTCCAAATCAGCGAACATCAAAACGTCGCTGACGTGGCCGCATACTAAGGAGGGCTGAACTATGGCTACCCCAATGCGGAGTACAGACTTCCGCTCAATCGTTGAGCCGATCCTGAACGAAGAGTTCAACGGCATCTATGATCAACGCGCTGACGAGTGGGCGCAGGTCTTCAAAGAGTTTAAGGGTATTCCCCGCAACTACCACGAAGAGCCTGTCCTGTTCGGCTTTGGTGCCGCGCCAGAATTGCCAGACGGCATGCCTGTCACGTATCAATCCGGCGGCGTGCTGTTCATCCAGCGCTACGTGTATCGCGTCTACGGCC